ACAGACGCCCGCAAGTGGCCTTTGATTGCAGATAGCGCCCGGCCTGAGACGATAGACTACATGAGGCGGCATGGGTTCCACCGCATCCGGCCAGCGAAAAAGGGCAAGGGTTCAGTAGAAGACGGCGTTTCGTTCTTGCAGGGCATGGACATTGTGATCAGCCCGGCTTGCCCGAATGTTGAGCGTGAGTTTCGCAGCTACGCATACAAAACCGACAAGCAGACAGGGGCGATCCTTCCTGTTGTCGAGGACAAGAATAATCACCTGATTGATGCGCTGCGCTATGCGGTTGAGGGGCTTCACCGCAAGGGCAAGCTGATACCTCAAGGGCAGGCTGAACCGAAACGGCGACGCAGGTACGATGATGACGATGATGACGGCGAGACGTCTTGGAGGGTGGGCTGATGGCTGATGTTGCTACTCTCGTTGCGTGGTTCGATGAAGCCGAGACCGCCAGCTATGACGCCCGTGAAAAGTCAGAGCGCGACCGCGATTATACCAATGGCAAGCAGCTTACAGAGAAAGAATTGGCGGTTCTGCGAAAGCGCGGCCAGCCGGATGTGATCACCAACCGCATTCGCGGCAAGGTAAACTGGATGCGGGGGCTTGAAGCGCAGCAGCGCACCGATCCGCGCGCCTTTCCACGGACGCCAGGGCATGAGCAGGGGGCCGAGGCCGCAACTGACGCCATCAGGTTCGTGTGTGACAATACCGATTGGGACACCACCCGGTCAGAGATTTACGACAACATGCTGGTTGAGGGTTTTGGCGGGTGCGAAGTCGTCCACAAGCAGGGTCGTCGCGGCATCGAGGTCGTCATCAATCAATACGCATGGGATCGCCTGTTTTATGATCCGCATTCGTCCAAGGCGGACTTTTCGGATGCGCGCTACAAGGGCGCGGTGATTTGGGCTGACGCTGACACGCTCAAAAAGGAATATCCCAAGCTGGCTGGCGGGATCGACACCACGGTTAGCAGCGTCTCGGCAACCGAGACATACGAGGATAAGCCGAAGTATCTAGCGTGGGCCGATGCGCGCCGCAAACGCGTCCGCATTGTCCTGATGTACTACAAAGAGGGTGGCAAGTGGCTCTTTGCCAAGTTCCACAAGGGGGAAATTCTTGAGCAGGGTGAAAGCCCATATGTTGATGAGGACGGCGAAAGCGTCTGCCCTCTAATCATGCGTTCGGTCTTCACGGATCGCGACAACAACCGTTACGGCGTTGTGCGAGACATGATCAGCCCCCAAGACGAGATCAACGCCCGCCGGTCCCGTGCGCTGCACTTGTTGAACAGTCGCCAGACGTTGGGGGAAAAAGGCGCTATTGACGACGTGCAGCACATGAAGCGCGAGATGGCGAAGGCGGACGGACACGTCATTGTTAACCCCGATTATCGGTTTGAGAAACTCGACACGAACGATCTGGCAAGCGGCCAATTGCAGCTATTGCAGGAAGCCAAAGGCGAGATTGATCTGATGGGCGCAAACTCGGCGCTTTCAGGCGAAACGGGTGAAAGCCAGTCAGGTCGCGCGGTTCTGGCGCGCCAACAGGGTGGCATTATTGAGATTGCCGCCATTCGCGATCAGCTTCACGGTTTGACGCGGGAAGTGTACCGCCATATCTGGATGCGCGTTCGCCAATTCTGGACAGAGCAACGCTGGATCAGGGTTACGGATGACGAGCGCAACGTTCGTTTTGTCGGTCTTAACCGGCCTGTGACGCTGGCGGAGCAATTGCAGCAGGTTCCCGAAGAGCAGGCGGTGGCGATTGCACGGCAGATGCAGCTACGCCCCGGCGATCCTCGCTTGGATATGCCGGTGGGTCGCGAAAACCCGGTCGAGGAAATGGACGTTGATATCCAGATCGAGGAAGTGCCGGACATGGTTTCGCTGCAAGGCGAGACGTTCGAGACGCTGGTGAATCTGGCAACGTCAATGCCGGGTGCCATCCCGCCGCTGGTCTTGATCGAAGCGGCTCCGGGCCTTCGCCGGGATATGAAGGACAAGATCGTCAAGATGATGGAAGAGCAGCAGGCAGCGCAACAACAGCAAGCGCAGCAGGCCGCACCATTGCAACAGGCCATGGCGGAAGCCGAGGTCGTCGAAAAGCAAGCGAACGCGCAGAAGCATCAAGCCACTGCACAGAAGATGATGGCGGAAGCGTCAGCACCTCAGTTCGCAGCCTAGCCGCCACCGGGCTTAATCGGGTGATCGGGTCGCCGCCGTTCGGGCGTATCGCTAGCCACGTTAGGTAAATCCAATGTCAACAAGCCTAGATGACGCCCTTTCAGGGGTGAGTGAAGAAGCTGTGCCTGAAGCCGTAGCGGAGCCTGTGGAGGCCCCGGAAACGGTTGAACCAGAGGCGACGGCAGAGCCAGAGGTCCCGGAAACACCGGAGCCAGAGGTCGCGCCAGAGCCAAAGCCAGAACCTGCAACGGTTCCCCTTGCCGCTGTGCAAGAGGAGCGCCAGAAGCGTCAGGAATTGGAGCGGCAAATTGCAGCCATGCGGCAGCAGAAACCGCCCGAACCAACCCCCGACGTGTTTGAGCAGCCGGATCAGGTCATCCCTTACATGAAGAAACAGATGGATGAGGCGCTTATGGCGCAGCGTTCGGAAATGTCTCGCATGTTTGCGGAGCAGCAATTCGGAGCCGATGAAGTCGCCGCCGCGCAGGAAGCGATTTTGAAGCCCGGCATGGAAGCGGACGCCAACCGACTATCGGCGGAACCGATGCCATACGTTGCTTTGGTCAAGTGGCACCAGCAGCAGAAACTCATGTCCGAAATCGGAGACAACCCCAACGCTTGGCGCGATGCTGAGCGGGCGAAAATTCGGGCGGAAGTTGAGGCTGAGCAGGCGGTCAAGGCGGCACGCGCCGCACCGTCTCTCGCAACACAAACCAGCGTTGGCGAAAGGTCAGGCCCCGCATGGGCCGGGCCAACGCCACTTGGGGATATCCTCAAGGACTAACGCGCAGATCAGGAGCCAATCATGGCCGATTCAACCGCAGCCGCTGGCCTCACAGTCCAGCGTTGGGACGACAAGTTCTTTGTCGAACACATCCAGGGCAACCGTTTCGCAAGCGAAATGGGCAAGTCCGAAAACAACATCATTCAGGTCAAGGAAGATCTGCATGGCAAGAAGGGCAAGACGGTCACGCTCGCCCTTGTCAACCGCCTCACTGGCTCCGGTGTCACTGGCACCTCGACGCTGGAAGGCAACGAAGAGGACATGGACAGCCGGTCGTTCACCGTCGATGTGGTCAAGCGGCGTAACGCCGTTCGCGTCGCAGAGCAGGAAGAGCAGTATTCGGCGATCAGTCTTCGCAATGCCGCGAAATCGGTTCTGAAGACGTGGGCGACAGAAGACTCGCGCGACCGGATCATCGCCGCCCTCGGCTCCATCAATGGCGTGGCTTACGGCACCGCCAATGAGACGCAGAAGGATGCGTGGCTGGTGGACAACGCCGACCGCGTTCTGTTCGGCTCCGCCGTTGGGAACAATTCGTCCAACGATCACAGCGCGTCGCTGGCGAATATCGACAACACCAACGACAAACTGACGACAGGCACTGCGTCGCTGATGAAGCGCATCGCACGGACGGCGAACCCGAAAATCCGTCCGATCCGCTCCGAGACCGACGCCCGCTATTTCTATGTCATGTATGTGCCATCGCTGGTCATGCGTGACTTGAAGGCGGACCCGGTCATCCAGAACGCGCAGCGCGACGTTGGCATTCGGATGCAGAACGAAAAGCTGTTCAAGGGCGGCGACGTGGAGTGGGACGGCATCATCTTCAAGGAGATTGAGGATATCGCGGTTATCTCCGGCGTGGGCGCGGCTGGCATCGACGTTGCGCCGGTCTACCTCTGCGGCGCACAGGCAATCGCCTACGCCACCGCCAAGCGCTGGTGGTCCAAGGATGAGGTGTTTGACTATGGCGACAAGCACGGTTGCTCCATGAACGTGATCGACGGCTTCGAGAAGATGCTGTTCGGTTCCGGCTCCGGCGACACGGATGACCTGAAGGATCATGGCGTCGTCACCGGCTACATGGCTGCCGTCGCAGACGCATAAGACTTGTGAAGGGCGGCTTTCGGGCCGCCCTTCGCCTTTCAGGAGATCACCATGAAATACACATTTACCGGCGATCAGTCAGAAATCACGCTTCGCGGCGTAACCTTTCCCAAGGGGAAGGCGGTTGACGTGGAGGATGAGGCTTTGAGGCGCAAGATCGACGCGCTCCCCTACTTCGAGCAAGGGATCAAGCGGCCTCGTAAAAAGGCATCGTCTGATGACTAAGACGGCGCAGGAAGTCACCACTCAGGCGCTTCAAAACATCAACGTCGTGGGTGTTGGCGATACGCCGTCCAGCGAAGACGCGCAGAAGGCTTTGGATCATCTTGAGGCCATCTTCGACACTCTCGATGTTACTGAAGGCATGGCGCTGGATTGGACAATTGAAACCGTGCCGAACCGGCTTTTCCTGCCGTTGGCTGATATGGTTTCAGGCTCCATCGCGCTAAGCTATGAAAAGCCGCAATTCACACCGCTATACGGGCGCGGACTTAAAGGCATTCGGCGTGCGGAGTTTGGCAATGAACCGGTTGATACGGTTCGGAGCGAGTTCTTTTGACCTTCCTGCCCGTCGCCACAAAATCAGCGGCGTCGTCTCTCTCCACATACGATAGTTCCCGCCTATTGAATTACTTCGCGCGCCCGGCTGATGGCGTTGGCCCTGTTGCACTGATCGGGCGGGGCGGGGTTGATCCAGAGGCGAGCGTGGGCGCGGCTGTGCGGGATATGCTTCCCCATGATGGCGTGCTGCACGTTGTCGCCGGAGCGAAGCTGTGGAGCATTGACGGCGCGACGGCCACTGAGTTGGGCGCGCTTGTTGATGATCCATCCACGCAGATGGCGAGCAATGGCACGCAGATCGCGATTACAGCAGGCGGGCGGTATTTCCTTTATGACGGCAGCACGGTTACGGAAACCGCGACAGGCTCCGTCACCAATCCGCGTGGCACGGTGTTTGCCGATGGGTTCTTTGTTGTTGTGGGCGATACGGCGGTGCGCCGGGATGCGGCGACGATCAGCGGGCTTTATGACGGCTCAACATTCGCCGGGCTTGATCTGTTTAACGCGGAAACCAGCCCTGATGCGATTGTCGCCGTGCTGTATGACCATACAGAATTGAAGCTGTTTGGCGAAAGCACGATTGAGACGTTCTTCAACACCGGCGACGCAGACCAGCCATTTCAGCGCAATCAGGGGCTGATGATTGAGCACGGCTGCAAAGATCAGCGCACAGTTCAGAAGGCCGACAACCGGGTGTTCTGGGTTGGCACTGACAACCACGTCTATGTGACAGGCGGCGGCGCGCCTCAGATCATCTCCACGCGTGAGGTTGAGGAAAATATCCGCGCCGGGGCTGTTGAGGGTTCATTCATCATCGAATTGCGGGGGCATAAGTTCTACGCCCTGCGTATCGAGGGGAAACCCACGCTTTGCCACGACATGACAACCGGGCTGTGGTGCGAAATGTCCACCGGAGCAAGCCATGCGCCGTGGATTGTCACGCATACATGCATTTTGGGCGGCGAGCAGTATGTCGCCACGTCCACGGGCAAAATCGGCAAGATCAGTAACGCGATTTATGAGGATGACGGCGCAGTTATCGCGGCAGAGGTTGTTTCATCCCCGGTTGTTCGGGCTGGCAATCTGTTTCCGCTGGGCTTCATTCACGCGAGCATCG